TTTACACCAATAATAATTTTATCTTTTTTGCATTCATATACTTCAAAATTTTCTGCTTTTAAAAATAAATGAACTAAAATAGTATGTGATTTATCCATATTAATAATCCGCATCCCATCTGGTTGAAAAATAATATTCGTTTCTAATAAAATGTCTTTTAATGCAGTCATTAACGTTCTCATGGGAGAAATTTGGACTGTTTTTAATGTAAGAACATTCATAATAAATAATCGTTAAAATCTTTAAATAGTCTTTCTTTGATTATGTTATGAGATTACAAAAATCATTTTTTGCTTTTTTAAATGAAATTAAAAAAAGCATTGATGAACGTCAAATAACAGATAATTTACATGGTACATTTGTAATGTTTGTGTATGCTTTGTATAAAAATATACTCTATTATTTTATATTATGGATTACAATGACTCATAAATTTAGTGTTACTTATTTGCCATTACCAAAAATAAATTTTACTTAAATATTATATGAAACATATTAGTTATTGTTGTACTTGTTGTGTTTGTCTTTTATTATTATTTGTACTTGTGTATTTAGGGAAAACTCATATGAATGAATTAGAACCAATGGTTATAGGAATTGGTGCACCATATGATAGTGCAGATTTATTGTTAGATCAACCTAGTGCAGTAATAATGAAAAATAGATCGTATGCACAATCACACACATTCAAAAAACCATCTACAATGAGTTCGTTTGAACAAACTACCAATAATCAATCCTATACTCATCCTGATAATGGTAGTATGGAATTACCGGAACTAAGCGGATTTTATTAATTTATGAAAAAATATTATGTATAAGTATGAGTACACCAGTTGATGAACAAAATACACAACCTTTAATTAATTTTGCAGAAAACATAACAGTCAGTAATAGAAGAATACCTAAAACCGTAACAATTGAAAGTAAACTTATTGAATTTCCTGTATATGGCAATTATATACCTTCACGAAATTTTTTTGTACAATCTGATATAGATAATATCAAATATTTTATTGAAGTATTTAGTCAACAAATTTCAAAACCTCAAGTAAATCTAGAAGGCTCTGATATAAAAGATTTTGGTATTGAAACGAATATAGATAATAATATATTTAGTGAATTATTTGATAAAAATATACATGATATATTATCTTATTTCAGTACAAGAAAAGATCCTGTAAAAGCTCAACAAAGTATGTTTAATCTTTTTGCAAAAAAACAAATTGCTCCTCCTGTTGATTACTCAAATTCAACAATATTTATATATGTAGGTACTGAAACATATACTAAGCACGATGATTTAAATATTGGAATGCAACTTTTATTGTGGTTAACAAAAAACAAATGTACTGATGCGTCAACTACTACTAATTATAAATTATATACATCATTATTAAATGTTGCCAATTATATTTTTTTACCAGGTTTACAAATACGTGTGGAATTTACGAATGAATCTCGTGAAAAATTTAGCAAACTTCAAACACAAATTCAACTTGATTTTGAAAAAATGTCCCAAACAAGAGGTGGAAAAAGTAAACGTAGATATAAACGTAGATCTCGTCGTTTAAGATCTAAACGTAGACGGTAATTTTAAATGATAAAAATTTATATTAGTATAATATATGAATGATAGCAAACTTGTTTCTGCAATTAACACACAAATTGCTAATGTAATTGCCAAAATTAATACATATACAGATTATCAAAACTTAAAAAAACAGGTTGATGACACATTGAAACAATCATCAGATGATTTCCGTGGTGCATCTAATATTCAAGCTAGTATGAATATTAAATTTAAAGAACTTTTTAAATTAATATCCAACAATGAACTAAAAGAATTATTGGATACTGCATCTACCCGTATTGGAGAACTTAATAAATTACAAGACGAATATACTATACAAAATAAACCTAAACGAACTATATTTGGATTTACACGACAACCAAAGATTACAAAAACCCTAACTGTACACGAACAAGCTTTATTAGATTTAAAACCAACAGTTGAAAGATATTTATCCTTTTATGATTCTAAAGGTGGTAGAAAATCACGTCGTAAATCATCACGCCGAAAATCTAGACGTTTATGCCACAATTAATTCTGGATCTATTGTTTCTGTATTTATTATTGGATATTTTTCAATACTAAATCGTTTCATAAATGCATAAAATTTATTAATTTCATCTTCTTTCAATAATGACACATTTCTCATGTACAAATCTATAGACAAATGTTCTTCTTTAAGTTTTGTCAACAACCCTTTGCAAATTTTCTTGATTTCCGGCTTTTCTTCCGGTTTTATCATAAATAATCTATAAATATGTACATGCCTCTTTTTTACAGGTAAACTATGATGACTTTCTAATCTAACTCCACGTCCAATAATTTGCTTGTTTGCAGACTCATTCCACGATGGATTCATTAATATTATACCTGTTGTATTTTTCAAATCTAGCCCTTCTCCACCTGCTTTACTAATAAGCAATACCTTAATACGATTTGCATTATATTCCGTTACTGCATGATCCCGTTTTTCTTTAGATAATGAACCATTTATATATAAATAATTTACGCCCAATTCTTTTAATTTTGTCATGACTAATTCTAGACCACTCTTTAAATAGTGTGAAAAAACTACATATTTATCATTCTTTTTGCTTTTTGAAATACGTTCTATAATCCATTCTACTTTCAGTGATTCTCTTCCATCTAATGTATTGGAAACTTGTCTAAGACCGTTATAAAATGCTTGTTCTTGTTCTGTTGGAGCTTGTTCTACTCTCATATACGTTTCATAATAACGAGGTGGCATTGTTAAAAATACGTCACTATAAGTTGTTCTAGGGAACTTATCTTTAAAAAATTCAGGCGATGGAACATATATACTTACCTTTTTCATTAACCATTTTTTAAAATCAACATTGTAAAATTCTTTTGTTGTTATTTCCTTTTCACCATTAACAATTGCAATTAAATTAATCATATCTGCAGGCATATTTACCATTGGTGTAGCAGTTAACAATAGTACGCGTTTCACATTTTTGCCCAATGATATAAGAGCCTTTGCATAAACACCAACTTCTTTATTATTAAGTGGATCAGATAATCCATCAAATTCACCTTGATTTGATCTAATGTTATGTGCTTCATCTAAAATAAGCATGCTTTGGTCAATATCTTTTACTAAACTGGTTCTGTATGCATTATAAAATCCTTGAATCGTATAAAATTTAAATCTTCTTTTGTCTGCTGCCGAAACGCCATATTTATCCAATGTTTGCATAAAATTCTTTTGCAAACTTACAGGAGTCACTACAATAATTTTATGATCTGGATTTTCATTTAAAAAACATTGGCCGGCAGTTACTGCAGTTAATGTTTTTCCAGTACCAACATCATGGATTGCAATGATTCCTCTATTGTGAGACAGGAAAGAAACGACTCGTTGTTGATGTGGATATAAAGGAATATTGCTATTTGCAATACATTCTAATGCAGGTATTTCATCCACATCGGTGGGTGTAGGAGAGCTATATCCTTCTAATTGAAGATTCTTCTTTTTAACTTGTTTTGGATTTTTAAGATCAAGATTTGCCATTGGATTTTTATTACAACGCCGCGTTCTAGGATTGCGAATTTGTGTACCTATACACTTTTTGTAACATTTTCTGGTTTCTGCATAATATTCTCTTCCTTCAGGACATTGCATAGTATAACAATATATTTTATTGATATAGTACATTTTTAAAAAATTTTTTATAAACCAAAAAATAAATAAATAGAATATATATGAATGAACATATGAATGAACAAATTACAAAAAAAAATATGAAAGACATAATCAAAAAAGAATTATTTCTTCCTGGATTATTAGCACTTCGTACTATATTAGTTAAACCACTATCTAAATATAATGGTAAAAAACCAAATATTCCTACTTTACCAGGTTGGATTAAAACAGATGATACAGTTGATAAATATTTTGAAACATGGTATGCAGAATTAAACAAAATGACAGAAAATTTTATTCCATCACGTGCTTATAAAATATCACAAGCAGGTAATTTTGGAATATCACAACCAACTGGAGGATTTATAATTACTACTAATAAACAAATATTCAAAAAACAATACACAGATGCAATAAATGATCCAAATCCGCGTCTTATGGTAATTACAGAACCATTTAAGAGTAATTTTTTAAATAACGAAAATTATACGACTATCAACAGTTGTGGTTTATTATTTAACACTGCATTTAATGATTTATATAGTATTGAATCATCAAGTACATTTCCTCCTAATAAATATGTATTGATTACAGTTACTGCAAAACCAACCGCAACTAGAAAACTATCTGGTTTCACTATTGCAAATTGGCATGGTAATAGCAAAGGAACTACTGAAAATGAATTTAAAACATTTTTAGATTGGGCAACCAAAAATAACGTAAATTATATTACAGGTGATTCAAATATTACACCATCAAAAACAAAAACAACTATACAAGAAGTATTAAATAATCATTGTGCAAACTTAGCTAAAGACTACAGTAAACATATTATTGTAAAAGATAGATGGGCACATGATATCATTCTTAATAATCAATTGGATAAACATCATTTACCAGGTGAAATAGATGGAATGTTTATTGTTGAATTAATAAACCCTATTACACAACCTACAGAACAACCTATATTACAAGATATAGAACAACCAGTACAATCCATGTTAACATTGAATGCATTCAACATAAATAATTATAATGATAATACTAATCCTATTTTAGCAGATCATGCTGTTGTAAAATTAAGCATACCAAATTTAAATTTAACAATTATGGCTGCATCTGGTGCCAGTGCAGATGATCCATCTAAAGGAATTTTTCCAAAAGATGAATGGGATGGTGTTAATATTAACACTTTTCATGTCACATATGGTAATAGATATACTTTAAAATGGGTAGAAATATATAATGAATTTGCGAAAAATAATAATTTTCAAACGATACAAGTACCTGAAATAATTGGAACTTCGTTTGGTGGAAAAAGATCTAATAAATATAAACGGCGTAGATCAACTAGAAAACGAAATAAAAAATATAAATCACGAAAAACTACCATTTAGATTTCTTTACTTGAATTGTTTGACCCGTCGTCTTTTTAGATTTGGACGGATCATATTTATCATCATCATCATCGTCAGGCAAATTTTTAGATAATTCCCAATATTCTTTTGATCCTAACTTAAAGGTAGGATGAGATTCTGCTTTATACCAAAAAATTTGTTCTGTCAATTTATTACTTTTTGCATTGTTGTTAATCACCAAACATTCATAATTTTCAGTGCACTGATCCATTACTTGACAAAACGATTCAAAGGTTGGAAACATACCTGCATAATTTTCATAAATCTTTTTGCGATTATTAATATACGGTTCTCGCAATATAAATACATAATCAATATTTGTTCTCAAATTTGGAGGAATACCTAATGGATATTGCATGGTTATGATAAGCAATATTTTCCAATGCCGTCCATTCATAAATAATAATCGCATCAATTTATCTTTTGTCCATGAACTATCATATAAACAATCATCTAAAATAACAAATGTACGTGGATCAATGTTACTTTTCTTATAAGTTTGCATCTCTTTTATGACCTGTTTCATACAAGTTTTTTGACGTTTTAATATATTTTCAATAATAGACGTATTATATTCATCATGAATAAAAAGTTTAGGAATATGTTCACTATAAAAACTATTTCCAGCTTCCGTACCTGAAATTACTGTTCCTACAGGTATATCTTGTTGATAAAACAATAAATCACGCACTAAAAAACTTTTACCTGTATCACGTCTACCAATAAGAACAATAACAGGGCCTTTATTTTCATTTGGTTTGAAACTAATGTCTCTCATGTTAAATTTTTTTAGTTCTAAAGTCATGTTTAAGGAGTATAAAAATATTATACAGTTAAAACTTAATTGGTTCAATCCAACTACAAAAAGTATAGTAGAGTTTTATGGTATTTTACAAAAAACATAAAAACAGTATTCTTTTACAAGAACTAGAAACAGTTTTAGATGTTTCTGGTGCACAAAACTATATACCTATTTATTCCAGATTTTTTACATTAAATCCTACTAATTGGAATAGTATTAATTTAGAAAATGATTTTGAATTAGCCAATATACATCACTGTGATTATAACAAGGCAACAGCTACATTAATTAATTCTACAACTCTTCCCATTTTTTTGAAATATTCACCTTTGCTAGATCCGTTGAAATATTTAAATGGAAAATACACAAATTATGATTTTACTCTTCCTGCATTAACAGGAAATTTTCCTAAACTAATGGATGTTCACAATTCTGCCTATACCGATAGTTTTTTTTCTTATTTATCTTCACAGCTATTGCACTCGCACAACTTTGTAAATGGCATTGGATTTTATGGAAGTTATTTAGGTATTAAAAATAATTTCAAATACAGTATTGAAGATGAAATTGAACAATTGCATAATTCTACTTTTTTCTATGAAAACAATAATAAATTATTTACTTTGAATAAGGAAATTAACACTCCTCCTTCTCAAAAAAATAGAGAAAAATTAGTATTAGAAGATGAATGCATATCCTTTGAAATTGAAGACGTAGATTGCAGTAATGAATTAAATGAAGTACATGCAGATACTTCTATTGAAATTATTGATGAATTAACAGAATTAGATCCAACCGATACCAAATCGTTACACTCTGATTCATCATCTACATCGTCTAAATCTTCCAATACATCTAATGGACCTGAAGAAATGGATCAAGATAGTGATTATGAAACAGATAGTGATTGCAGTATTTTTGGATTATCTGCCAGTATTCATAAATTTCCAGTACAAATTATTGCATTAGAGCAATGTACGGATACATTAGATTCACTCCTAATAGAATCTATACCTACAGAAGAAATTACTGCCGCATTAATGCAAGTAATTATGACACTTATTATGTACCAAAACGTATTTCAATTTACACACAATGATCTACATACAAATAATATTATGTTTGTAGAAACAGATAAACCCTATTTGTATTATACTTACAAAAATATTCATTACAAAGTGCCAACTTATGGCAGAATTTTCAAAATTATTGATTTTGGACGAGCTATTTATACATTTGAAGGTAAACAATTTGTATCTGATAGTTTCCACACGGATGGCGATGCTGCAACCCAATACAATATGGAACCATTTCTAGATTCTAGCAAACCCAAATTGGGTCCTAATTATAGTTTTGATTTATGTAGATTAGCATGTTCTATGCTAGATATTATTGCAGATGATACACCATTATACGAATTGATTGAAGAATGGTGTTTAGATGATAAGAATCGTAACGTATTATACAAGAAAAATGGCGAAGAACGGTATCCAGATTTTAAATTATACAAAATGATTGCACGAACTGTACATGCACACATTCCAGAATTACAATTAAATAAACCTATCTTCAAAAAATATGTATCTCAACATACCGAAGAACCTATTTTTATTCATAATAAGGTATAATTTAAATATTCTGTAATATTCTATAACAATGTATACTTTTCATTTACTTATAGGTATATTTTTCATGGTTAGTTTATTTAGTTTATTATTTACTTCATTATTTACTTCATTATATAATAGTAATTTTCGTAAAACTACTATATGTTATGATTATTTAATTACATTTATTCAATATGTTAGTCCAGATAACTATTATATGAATTATGGTTTATGGAATACTGCAAATACAATGGAACTTGCAAATATAAATCTATGTTCATTTATTTTTAATATTGCAAAATTATCTAAAAATCATACAATATTAGATATTGGGTGTGGCTATGGTTCACAAGATTTTTTATTGGATTCATTAGTTACGACATCTACTATTACTGCTGTTGATTTGTCAACAAAACAGGTTGATTTTGCAAATGAAAAAGCAAAAAAAATAAGTACTATAAATAATATAACTTTTACACAAGCAGATGCACATACATTAACTAGTAAATTTCAAACAAAATTTGACAGAATTTTTTCCATTGAATCTGCATTTCATTATAACGACCGACCTTTATTTTTTAATCAAGTACAACAATTATTAAGTAATGATGGTATATTTGTAATTAGTGACATTATGTTACATGACAATTATGTTGAAACATATTCATCTAATTTTTTTTTAAAATTAGCAAGCGACTTTATGTGTATACCTACACACAATTTTATTAAATATAGTGTTTGGAAAAAACAAGTAGAAGAAAATTTAGAAATTGTACAAATTTATGACATATCTGCAGATGTATTCAATCCATATTACAGTTACTTTTTAAAAATATATATAAAACAAAAACGTTTACCAGAATGGGTTGCAAATATTCTTATATGGTATGCACATACTGTACAGCCATTTTCATACATTGTTGCCAGTTGCAAAAATAAATTGAATTGTATTTCATAATTTATAAAGTATAAATGGAGTATGATGATGTATTTAGTGATTCTAATACCGATATTGGCACTGCTTGCCGATTACATAAACAAAAATCAAAACAAAAGATTTCACGTACATTATCAAATTCAACCATTATATTTGAATTTGATATATTTGTATTTCCACCTGGGCTAAACATTTATGCAAAAGAGTTTTCATATACTGTAAAACAAGTTTTACCATCATAATCATATACAATTTCTATTTTTATGCCATTATTATCAAATGTTTCTGAGCCAGAACTATTATCATGATATCCCCACCTTTTACTTTCTACATGTTTTCCCAAATATTGAAGTTCATTTGTGGTATAATGTTTTTCATTTGGCCATCTACCTTCTGTACTAGTTTTTAATGCAAATACATAATTTAAATTTGGATTGAACGTAGAAATACGAAACACTTCAATTTTCATTTATTATATCTATTTTTGTTTTTATTCTGGTTTTTTAAATATATAAAGTTCATTGTATAAATCATATGAATCATTTGATAATACACTAAATCCTTGATTCTGTGCAATAGTAACAATAGTTGGAATACTTTCCATATAAAACATATGTTCGTTTCTTCGTATATTATTACCCTTTGTAATCGTTTCATACACTTTATTTTCTCGTATTGTTCGTTTGTACGTATATTTTGAATCTATTAATTTTGTATGTTTTCCGTATGTACATTTTTTAGATAAATGTACTATAAACAACCCACCTGGTGTTAACCATTTATATACATTATGTAAAAATTGTTTTTTATTATCTATACAATAAAGCGTATAATAAAAACATGTAATGTGTGTAAATGATTCATTGTGAAACGTTGTCATGTGCATTGCATTTCCTTCAATAAATCTATGTTTATTTTTTTTAGAATATTTTACCATTGCAGCAGATTTGTCTATTCCAATAGTTTTAATACCCTTTTCATTCAATTCATGTACATGATGTCCTGTACCAGATCCAATATCTAAAATATAACTGTCTGCAGAAGTTGACGGCATAATAGTTTGTATATCTTTTTGTAATCTATAATAATCATATGTAACTGCATCGTACACCTCTACATACTCTTTATCATATAAATCTGCATTTGTTTTGAATGTTAACTGTTTGGTTTGTTTTTCTCTTTTTTTAAAAAAAGAAAAAGAAATAACAATAGAAATAACAATAAATATAAGTAATAAATATAACAACATTATTATATTACTATATTTTTATGAATTAAGGTTGAACTAACTATTTTTTTTACTTGTGCATTCTATGGATATTGCAGATATAAGGTCAATAGACCAATTTCGCACAACTACTTTTTCAAAATATCAACGGTCTGCTGTAAAAAAGGAACTCTTGCAAAGTTTAATTCAATCTAAAATTGAACCATCCATGTATTGGTTAATTGAACTTTTATGCAGTGGGCATGTCATTGATATCTGGGAAATTATTTTATTTTTTTATGCCAAACATATTCACGTTTCCAATCCAAAATTACCATTTTATATTGAATCTAGATTTAATGTTTTTAAACAATGTATTCAAGAATCTAATGAATTAGATATTCGTAATAATGAAATTATTCGCAAATTATTTTCAGAGATTATCACTATTTTATGCCTATCGCATAAACATCACAGTTATGAAATTATAAAATTTAACAAATCAGATTTTAATTTATTAACTACAGATCGTTTAAAAGCACCATCAGTTGAATTTATTGGCACTATTTTTAAACCAGAAGACCCTAAAGCTCTCTTTGTACCTTTAAATGAATTAGCTTACCGATTGAACACTAAACATACATTAGATGCCTGTTATTGGATTGAATGGATATTAGAATATACATGCAAAAAAAAGTGTAGTGCTACTTCCAGAACTCTTTGTGCGAAACATCCCAACGATCCTATTTGGATTATTTGGGAATTATTTTTGCATTCTACCACAAAATTGCACGAAACAATTCAAAAAATTATGAAATCTGTATTATCTTTATTTTGCATTCGGTATACACCTGCATGCAATGAACGCCGAAGATTTTTAATTTATTATGCAGTTTCATTATGTTGCGAATCAATTAATTTAGACATTGCTATGATAGAACAGAAACACTTGATTGATCCTATTTATGAAAAATGCAAAGTACTTTACAAAAATATTAAAAAAAATGAAATCATACAGAATAATTAGTATTTACCTTTATAGATGGTTTTAATGTATCAGGTTTCAACATAATTATTTCTATTGTAAAATCAAAATTGTTATTATTAAAATCTATTGGTCTGCCATCATGATATCGTAGTTTTATTTTGAATTTTTGAATACGTTCTAATGGAGGATCGCTCAAAAAAATATTAGATAAATAAGTATCTTTACTTGATAAAGATTCTATATGGCGGGCAAACAACGGAAGTTTTGCAAAGGCAGAATTATGTTTTCCACCAAATTTTGCATTATTAGATGCATTACTTTTCTCTGCATACGGTAAAATTTCATCCATACTGTTGTAATACATCAACTCCATATAGATATGATTATCTCCAAACAAATCAACTGTATGCGGAGGTTCTAACCAATATACATTGGTAAGTGCAGTTGAATTATCCCAAGTCATGGATAACTTTGGTACCAATGTTGCGTTATATTGTTTCTTTTTAAATCCTAAATTATTTCCTAATCCCCAATTTGTATAATTATCGTAACAATTTATGTGTGTAGTATCATACAATTCTGGATTTGTAAAATTTATTTCAAAATTATCATTTGTATTCAAAAATATCATTTTCATCGTAATTGTATTGTATTTGATTTGGAAATCAGTATAAGGAATACCAATAAATTCACTTATGGTATCATTAAATTGTGCAGTTAATTCATCTGATAATTGTTCATAATTATAAGAACCAGATGGTATTGTTATTGTAAACAGTGCGGAATTGTATAATTGTGTTGCAATAGCCTGACTTGCTATATCATTTGCCCAATTCGGGAAATTTGGTGTTGTTAAAACATACTTTGGTACTACCTTGAACGACAATTTTGTATTTTGATTAGATTCTGCAAAATTATAAAAAGATGTTGGTAATTCAATATCATTTAACCGAAGACTAACCACATTTTTATATTCTATAGGTGCAGTAATTTCAAAATGAGTTGGATCTGGCCATTTCACAATATCACGATCTTCTGAATGGATAGATAACAATTTCTTAACTACAATATAATTTGAATTCGTTTGAATTGTATTCATGTATTCTCTGCGGATAATAATTAATCTAATTTACCATAAAATTTGATCTGCATAATATCCAGCAGTACCTTTTACTTTACGATCTTTTGCATGTCTAATTTTATATCGGCGTCTGTGTTCTTTTGCAGATTGTAATCCTTCTGTTTGCATAAAAGTTGGATAATCGCCATACCCTAAAGCTCCAACAGAAGCAATTCGTTTATCATTTTTAAATACATCTATTTTCTTATTTTTGCGAGTAGACGGTTTTATTTGTACTCCTAATCGCTTCGCTCTTTCATAACTATAATTTTTAATCGTATACATACTATATACCATTAAAATTAAACGATTGAATTATGTAGTGTATCTAATTCAATCCGCAACCTATTTATTTCAGTGTCAATCTTTGCAAACAAATCTTTGGGATATGGAATAGATTTTGTAATAAAAAATATATTAAAATCGTCTCTTTCTTGCATGTCATGGGATAATTTATATACGGTAATGTGGTCAAAATATTGCATTAACAATTCTTTTAACGATTGGACAGGATTTACTTTTACTATATGATTTTTAATGATTTGTTGATTTTCAACGTGACCATTCAATACAAATTTTTCAATTTCAAACACAAGATTACTTTTCAAATTTACAAATTCACGAGTTACAATATTTTCATTGTTAAGATTTGTGTAAATTGGAAAATAAAAATCTTTTAATTTATATTCAATCTCTTTAATTCTATTTTCTTTGACACGTGTTTGATATTTTGAAAATTTGTCTACATATAATTTAAAAATAAACCCAGCCACTGCACATATAGGCGATAGAATAATCATTACCATCCCCATATAATATTATCAGTTTTTAAATTATTTACATTCAGATACGGTATGATTATTATGCAACATAATATAGACATATTTTGTTAAAATTGTGTATTTTATCTACAGCACATGCAAATATAAGACGAAACACATCTGGCATTGCCTGCAATAGTTCTTTCATAGATGGATATTTTGGATTGTAATGGCCATAACATATATCAATAATATATAATTTCTAAGGAGATATTTGTAGAATATTCATTTGTGATGTTCTTCTTGAACCACCTCCAGCAGATGTAACTATTAAAATTCCAAATGTATGTTGTCCAGTTACACCAGGAGTATATATATAATTCCAAAATACAGATGAATTAGTAGTTGCTATTCCTGCTTGAGTTATACTAGTAGTTGGTGATAATCTAGTGTTTGAAATTGGAGCACCTCCTATTATATTTTTTCCAGAAATATTAATAGTTGTACCTGATTGAATACAAAATGAAAAAAAACATAAAGGTGCTGTACTATTAACACTTATTACCGCAGATGCAGATAATAAATAAGTAGCAGTTGTACTTGGAATAGTCAGTGTAATTTTATTGAATATATTTACACCATCTTGAAATCCTTCCAATGTATAATCTAAATTTTGCCAACTTGTAATATTTGTTCCTCCAATAGCACCAGTTGGTCCTGTCGGTCCTATTGGTCCTCCTTCAGGACCGGTTGGACCTATAATTCCAGTAGCGCCAGTAGGACCAATTCCGGTAGGACCCGTTGGTCCAATTCCGGTAGGACCCGTTGGTCCAATACTTCCATTCGTTCCATTAGCTCCGGTTGGTCCCGTACGTCCCGTAGCACCAGTTTCTCCTGTACTTCCA